CCGGCAGCAGCTACAGGTAAGGTCTGGCTTGATACCACTACAAGTGCTGTAAAGGTATATGATGGAACATCGTGGGTAGATAACCAAGAATCACTATCAGGGCTAACAGACACTGATATTAATGATACTGAAACCATTCAAATCGGACAGGGAATAGTTTGGGATGGAACTAACTGGCTTAATAAGTATCCAGATCAAAACTTCTTAAGAGTGTATAACAACACTGGATCTACTCTTACAACAGGAAATTGCGTAGTTTTATCGGGTGCTCATAACCCAAACGTTGCTTACGTAGGTCTTGCTAGAGCAGATTCTCAATCAACTATGCCTGCTATCGGTATGGTATACGCTGATATAGCTCCTGGTGCTGAGGGGGCTGTAGTATCTTACGGTAAAGTTAATGGCGTAAACACATCTGGAATGACTGCCGGTCAAAAAGTGTATGTATCTCCAACTACGGCTGGCGGTATTACAAATGTAAGGCCGACCAATGGTAGTCATCTAGTTCAAAACATTGGCGTAGTAATGAGCGTTCATGCTACAAATGGAGTTGTAAAGGTAACTGGTATTGGGCGCTCTAATGATATTCCAAACGGCATAGTTACTTCAAGCGTTGCTGATGTAGATTATCTGTATGTTGATGATGGAAACGTATTTAAGAAAATACCTCTAACCAACCTAGCATCAGGTATAGACCTTAATGATTTAGGTGATGTAGCAGCTTCCCCAGCAACATTGGATACTCTGTATTGGAATGGGACTACATGGACAAATACAAATGCCATGTTCTCCCACATTCTTGATAGCTCCATCCACTATACTCAAGCTTCTATTGACCATGGGATAATAGGTGGTCTAAGTGATGACGATCATCCTCAATATACTCTAGCTGATGGCTCTAGGACAATGTCCAACCTAACAGTTAGTGGTGATATTAACCTCTCTGGTGATTTGAATGTGTCTGATAGAGTTTCCTTTGCTAAAGCTTTAGGAATGCCTGTAGTTTTGGATAGAGGTTTAAGTTCTGTTCAAATTTCTGGGACCTCTGAGCAAGCTGCTTTAGAGTATACTGTCCCTGCCAATACTATGGGATCCAATGGGGGGGTCGATATTATCGTTAGGGGTTATGTTAGAAACAATTCAGGATCCAATTTATATTTGGAATATAAATCTTATTGGGGAGGAACTAGAATACTCTATATGCCTGGAATTGTAAGAAATGGTAAGACCTCTCCATTTGAGATTAAAATTTGTATAAGAAATCTTGAGGATACTTCTTTACAGGACATTTATATAACTACACTTATGGGTGATGGTCAACAATGGTCTGGGTATGAAGGCTTAGGGAATCCTTTCCAATCAACTAGTCAATACTCCCAAGTCCATGCCCCAAATGGTACTGGTGGTGGAGGAACGGAGCCCGTAAAGCAAACAAAAGATACTACTTCAGATCAGACCTTTGAACTTGCTTTCAGATGGCAGACTTCTAATAGTTTAGCATATATTCAGATGACCAACTACGAAGTCATCCTATACCCAAGCATCTAACCTAAGAGCATATCTCCACGCTTTAAAGCGTTGAATAGTCTGACATAAAATAGGTCTCGTAGGGAGTCTAACTCCCTTAAAACGCTTGTTAGTTGCCTAAGGCTGGTTTCGGTGATTTTATCTCCGTCCTTTATAGACTTTAAGGATTCAATACAAGCGTCAATCATATTCTGCTGGTCCTTAGTTATCTTGTTTATAGAATCAGCTTGAGCTTCTTTTGAAAATATATCAGAGTTTGACATTGTTTACCTCGAACTTTAATTTAGTATAGTGCTTTATTCTAGCTTTTGAATGCTTTTCTAGGTAAGGTATCCTGTCATAGAAGTCGTAGAAATACATCTTATCTTTACCCTCGGCTTTGCGGATCCCTCTACCTAACCCTTGTATCGTTGGGACCTCTCCCTCTAAACCTCTAGCGTTAATCATATGGGTTATCTCGTCGATACTGATCCCAGTCTGCATGACATTAGTGCCCACAATAGTAGCTGGTTTATCGTCATTTACAAACTGCTTGATGATATCATATCTACTCCCGATGTCATCTTTTCCTTCTATAGTGTAGCAATTTGGAACCCTACTCTTGAGGTTCTCTATATGCTGTAGATTCTTAACTAGTATAAGTATTTTGGCACCTGGATTGGCTTTGTATATCTTGTTAACAATATCTTTTATCTTATCATTCCTAAGATCACAATTAACAATATACTGCTCATAAACTTCTAGATAAGTTAAATCTTCAGGAACAGCGGATACTGGTGTGTTATCAACAATTTGAATTATAGGCTTTGCAAGGCTGCCATCTTTGATGAGATCCTCTGCCGTCCTAGTGGTATATACCTCCCCAAAAGCACCTTCTAGGACCATCCTAGCGTTGATATCCTTTGGATCCTCACTAGGAGGGGTAGCAGTAAAAGCTAGCCTGTAGGAGGCGTTAGGGAAGCTCTCAATAGCTGCTATGGTAGTCTCACCCTTACAGAACTGGTGAGCCTCATCTACCATGATAAGCATTGAATCCTCTAGGTGACTGTCTAATATTCTCTCAATACTTTGTACTGTTGAGAGCATGATATTACCATACTCGTAGCCCTCACCTGAGTTGTAACCCAATCCCTCAATCCCACATTTCTTAAAGAATTCATAGGTTTGGTTTAGAATACCCTTTTCACGGAAAAGTACAACCGCTTTCATATCTGGGTATTTAGTAAGGAGAGTAGCAATACTCCCAGCCATTATGAGTGTTTTCCCAGACCCAGTAGGACTATCAACTACTAAACGTCTTGAGTTTACACAATTGAAAATTGCATCCTTCTGGTAATGCCTGTAGGTAAATGTGTCGAAGGTTGCAATATCTGTAAATATCTCCCTTGGAGGCTTATCCCATTCAATATCTGAACTTGGATTAACTCCAATTAACTTTAAGTCTTCTACGATCCTAGATAAAATCCCAGTCTTAAATTTTCCATTAGCTCCAAAATATCTCTTTTTACCGTCCCATCTCCTACTTTTGTAGGCAGAGGAATACTGGTGGCCTGGAACCGCAAAAGCATATTTATTCCTTAAAGCTTGCAGTATCTTTGGATTATCGGTCTCCAGAGTGGAGGTTAAAATACCAATAGTTATCTTCATAGACTATAATAGGTTGTAATCTATTATAGGAATTTTTATGAAAGAATTAAAAAGCACAAATGCACGGATAGAGGCTGAACGGGATGCTGCTTTGGAAGCACTTTTCTCTTCCGTACCTGATGATGATAGTGTTGAGGTTAACTTACCTTCCAAAGGTAAGTTTTATAGTAAGTTTACAGGAGTTACTGTCTCTCCTTTATCATATTTTGAGGAAGAGAAGATCCTTAACTCAAAGGGTAAGGGTACAAATTTAGTAAATGCCTTATTAGGCAAGTGTGTTGACGGTATAGAGATAGAAGATCTTCTTTTAATGGATAAGTTTTATTTACTACTAAAATTAAGAGAAGCTTCCTATGGACCAATTTATACGTTTGATATTAACTGCCCCGATTGCGGAGGCACTACCAGAACAGAGCTAGATCTAACAAAGCATTTAACAGTAAATGAAATTCCTGACGACTTAGAGGACCCTAGAACAATCAATCTACCTAAATTAGGTGTAAATGTACAGGTTAGATTTCCTAGAGTCAGAGAGGAAGGATTTATTGAAGATACGGAATCTTCATCAAAGATGATGAATAGATTTGTAATCTCTATTGATGGGAATACTGATCCCGTATTTATCTCTAAAGCTTTAAAAAGAATGCATATTATGGATCTTAAGAAAATTTCAAGAGAAATTACTTTAGATCAGTATGGAGTTGACCCAAGATTCATTTTTGAATGCCCTCATTGTAAGTATGAGGCCCTGACTCAACTACCTTTTGGTGCGGATTTTTTTTCAGTGAGCTGATAGAGTCTTTATCTGTAGATGACCTTCTCTATCAAGCCTACATATTAGTACATAAAGTTGGCTTCTCGTATTCTGATGTTAAAAATATGAAGAAAAAGGAAAGAATGTCTTTCCTAAAGTTTTACACAGAAGAGATGCGAGAGATACAAAAAGCTCATGAAAATCAACGGAAATCAGGTCTCTACTAGGCATGAAAGGCCAACAGTATTAGGGCCAACAGCCCTGATCATGTATTTCATTAATGATGGTCAGTATACGGATCCTTATGCAATTAGTGGAGTTTCTATTTTTGCAGCGGTATCAAATTATAACCCAAGCACTGTTATAGGATCTGATGGGGAAATTCTGTCAAGTGTTAGTTCTAACATTTTCATGCATTTCTCTAACAGTGCTTCATTAGTATCTGATGAAGCTGCTTTTAGTCCTACTAACTACAATGTAAATGATGCCTCGGGGATTTATAAGTTAAGTACCGGCAAATTCGCAGTAGTTTTGGATTCACCCAACGTTACCCCAAGTGGAGTATTTAACTTAAGCGGAGATACTGTTATTAGGAACTCAGTATCTTCCACTGGGGATTACATAGATGTTTGGACTGTTAAGAGAACCGCTGGTTCAGATTTAGATACTATTATTAATGAGTTCACCCTTACAGAAGACAGATTCTTTGGGGTAACTGAGCCGTTACTATTCAGGGTTGCTACTAGACTTGAGAATAATCACCTTGTTCTTGGATCTAAAGTTGATCTTAAATTTACTAATGAATTCACATTAGAGAACGCAAATATAGATAGATCAATAGTTAACCTATTCAAGCAGTCTCTTGTTACAGATCCTATGATTGAGATCTACAAGAAGAATACTGATAGGAATTTAGGAGCTAGAGTGTCAGTCTCTGGTTATTCAGACACTTCAGGATCCATCGAAACAACGTCAGAGAATACTGTTATTTTCACCTTCGATACTGATTCTCTCCGTACACATCCTTCACTTTTAGATGGAACTCTAGGATCTATGACGGGAACGTATGTTGCTAGATTGAAATTTAACGCTCTAAATCAAACGATAGTATCAAACGAATTTGCGTTTATCATACGCTAATACCTCTAAATTGAGGGGGTCCAGGCGACTTAGCCCCTTGCTGATTTCCAACAAATAGTCTGGACCCTCTTTTACTAGGATTTCATTCCAATCCTTATAGTTATTTGGAGGAACTACGGTCTTTAAATCTCCTCTAGAAGCCCAGTGTGCCAACTGCATAAACTTGTGTCTACCTTCCATACCTGCTTCATCGCTATCAAACGCGCACACTAAAGGCCCTTGATACTGACTCAGTTGGATCATTTGATCACGGCTAGTGAAGCAACTTAGTGTTGTTGTGGCGTTCAACCCTACGGCTTGTAAGCTTAGACAGTCAAAGACTCCCTCTGTGATGTATAGGGGCTCATAGGAGCCGTAGTCGAATGGGTATAAGACCTGAGAAGATTTTAGGTTCTTACAATTTAGATACTTAGGAAGTTCTCCGTTTAGTGCTCTTCCTTGGAAATAGAACATTTTCCCTTTCCTATTAAAGAACGGAATTATTAATCTTCCTGAGTATCTTCCGCTTTTCGCTAAGTAAAACTTGAATCCTGTAAGAAGTCTCCTCTTAATAAAAGGATGATCCTCGACCTCTTCAAAGTCCTTAGCATCCTCAAGATCGGATTCAATGGTATTAGGATTAAACTTGGATAACGGCTTTGGCTTAGAGAACTGACCCTTTGAAATAAAATCTTCAAAGATAAACTTTTCGTATGCTTCCTGGTAAGAGCACTTTTCCAACAGTGAATACAGCTTTACAAAATTACCAACCTCACCGGATTTGAAGCATCTCCATAACCCAGTTTCCAGGTTGATGGACATATGCCTCTTATAGTCGTTTTCCAAAAATAATGATGGAACAACTAGTTCGACATCATCACTTTGGAGCCTATAATTAGTAGTAAACTTGCTTAAGCAGTATTTTCTAATGTAGGAATCAGACATAATGTTTATAAATAATATTAGTGCCTCTCGTAGTGATATCATAGACCAGTGCCTATGGAAATACAAGTTGAGATACATAGAAAAGTTGCCGGGATTCGGCTCCAAGAATGAAGACGCTTTGAATTTCGGAAGCTTCATTCACAAGATCTTCGAGATAGGTTACAAAGAGCGTGATCTTAAATCTTTATTGAAGATAGCGGAGCAGGAGAGATCAACTTATAAAGTTCCATTCCATGAGAATGATAGGATGAAGTCTTGTCTTGAGAACTTTCTAATATGGAATCAGAATTTAGGAGAGACTGTGGCAACAGAACAATCTGTTAGTATTCCTCTTGACGATAAGAATGATATTAACTTTGTCGGAGTCATTGACAGAGTTGTTAAAGGAACAGATGGTGGTTTTCTTGTTATTGATTACAAGACTTCTAAGAAAGAGAAGAGGAAGAAAACCCTGATGGACGATAACCAGTTAAAGGGATATGCCTGGGCTATCCACAAACTACATGGCGTGCCTTTCGAGAAGATTTACTGTGCTCACTACTACCCAGTAACTGGAAACTTTGTCTCTGTCAAATTCTCTCGATTCCAAGTTGAGATGTGGAAGAAAGGACAGATTGATAGGGTGTGGAGGATACGGAAGAAGAAGAAAGACGAATTCTGGGCTCAGCAGAACGTGTTCTGCGATTGGTGCGAGTACAAGGATGCCTGCCCTAAGTTCAATACCGAAGAAGTCGTTTGCAATCGGCTAGATGAGCAGAGGAAACTAAGGGATTCAGCTAATGACTAGATCTTCTACTCTCCCTAGGATTATTGGACGGTAGATCTCGTAATCTATGTCCTCAAAGAAACTTTCTATAATACCTTCTCCAAAGCCAGAATCTACTACTAAAAATTTATATACTGCTTGGAGCTTTAAAGGCTTTCTCGAATCAAGGCATTTTAGAAGCCTCATTTGGAATAGTTTTGGAAGCCTTTTTCCATACTTAAATGACCACTTCTCTACAAAGTCATTGGAGAATGTGAAGTTAAGCAAATCAATTATTTCTATTAAATCTTCCTCTAAGTTACTCATATGTTATAAATATGTAATAGGCAAGACTTTAGTATATTTGATATAAAACTTTGTAAATTATGAGGCTGACATCAGAAAACATCCAAAAGTTTCAAGGATATAATTTAACTGCGAAAGAGACTTCTTATCTAGGGCTACGTCCTGGGGACATTATTCAATTTAGATATCCAAGTACTCGCTTGGGTGTCGTAGTCGCTTCGGCTAGAACATCAAGCGGAATATTTCTCTCACCCAGGAATAATTTACTTATGAATGTTATCCTTTTAGATAGGTTAAGCGAGGGTTTATTTTCTGTAATCGTAAATAATCTATATAACAACGATTACGTATCTAATTATACTAACATGCCTATCATAACCGGATTTACTAAATCTGATAGCTTTAGAACTTTTAAAGTTGGATCTATGAGTGATATAATTAAATTAGATATTGATATAACTAGGGAAGGGTTTAGGGAATACTGATGAGTAATTTTGATGTTACTGACTTGGTCATCCAACAAGAAGCGGCTAGACAGGCTGCTCAGGATTTGTCAAAAGCTCTTAGTATATCGACTAGAGCTGCTGACTCTTTGAAAATTAGCGTTGTCTCCCTCCAGGCAAGTCTTGTTCAAAACGTAGATTTTGTCCATAAACTCACACAAGCAGTTCAAAAACAGGAAAGACTGCAACTTAAATCTAATGCTATAGGATTAAACTTTAATAAGTTTATGTCTAAAAATAGCGAAAAACTTGAAAAATTCGCTATGCTCTTTGAAGGACGACAGTTCATGTTGGATGCCTTTGATGCTGGACTAAGGAGAGTTTCCGATGGTGTGGTGGATTTAGCTGATGACATGATTAAGAGTGGTCAGGATACTAACGCATTGACACGGGCAATGGTTGGATTTGGCTTAGTGACCGATCAGAATATTGAAGTTCAAGAAAGCCTCGCTAGGACTACTAAAGAGACCACTAAAAATTATTTAGTATCTAATGAGAGACTTCTAGAGGGACTTTTAAGTTTTCAAGATCAGCTAGAAGAATTTCGTATTTATGGTCCCGAGACTGTAGGTAGATTTGCAGAGCTTTCAACCGTCTTAATGGGATTAGCTGGAGGTAGTGAGCCTGCCAAGAAGCAGATAGGTATCTTCCTTCAGATGTTAGACGGAATGAATCTTCAACAACAACATCTTCTTGGTTTGACAGGAGTTGTTGAGGATATTTATTCAGGAGGTGTAACTCAAAAAACTCTTGATGATATTGTAAAAGCTTCTGATATGATAACTCAACAATTGGGATCTAATCGGATTGCTGCTGCCCATATTGCAGAAGTATATGGAAGACCACAAATAGGCGCTATCCAAATGCTTGCAGGACTTATTAAAACTAATAATAAAGATATTAAGGGATTAAAAGAGCTTTCCGATAAGGAAAGTGAAACCCTTAGGAGTAGGCAGGCACAAATAGATAATTTTTACAATCAATATGCTCCCGAGATTCATAGGGCTGTAACGTACTGGCTACCGCTTATAAACACTGCCTTAGTGGCTGTGGTAGGCGTCATGGCATTAAAAGGCGCTGGTCGTGCGCTGAAAGAATTAGCAGCAGCAGGTTCGGCAAGGGCGTCTGGACTTCTTTCTGGTGGAGCGGTCCGAGCAGCGGGGGCCATAGGAGCGATTGCGGCTAGAGGCGCAGCTTTCATTGGAGGCCCGATATCTATTGCCGCGATGGTTGGTTATGGTATTTGGCAGCTTGTAGATCTGATGGGTAGCTCTAATGACAAGGATGATGCTTCGCTTAAGGAGCAGAAGAAACAGACTGAACTTCTTAAAGAACAAAATGACCCATCGAACATGGATAATAGATTATCAGCAGCAGCAAGAGTTGCCTCAGCAATGGTTGGAATGCCGCAAGGAGCCACCCTTCAGGATCTTAAAACTGTTTTAGAAAAAATAGAAGGGAAGATGCAAATGAGACGAGGTGGTATAAGCCCTCTTGATGGGAGTAAATAAGGTCCATGAGTTTATTTGGTGTAAATTGGTTAGGTATAGATTTCGATACTGACGGAGTTTTTTATAATAAGTTTTTTAAAAGAAAACTTGAGGAAAGATCTTATCTAACTGTAGAATTTCCAACATCAAACGACAGAGTTTTCAGATCCTACATACCTTTCTTAGAGAATCCTACTATTTCAGAACAGTCTTCATCAAGGTTACAAGAGTATAAACTAGTAGGAAGGGCTGGGTCTTTATTCGGTTACATGGGAGCAGACTCAAGAAAAATAGATGTAACTTTTAGAATAAATCTATTACATTTGATGCATTTACAAGCTACTGAGGGATTAGCAACTAGATTTTTAAGTAGTTTTAAACTGTTCTTTAGTGACAGGGAAAAAGCCAAAGAAAGATTTGAACTTAAGAAGTCTTTTAATGAGCAGGAGGAAGAGACAGATACGGGATATAATGATCCTTTCGCTGAAGAACAAACACCCATCCCCTTTGAAGACGTGGATGCTAGTCGCGGCATAGGGCGCGCCCCTACAGATTTAGGAGAGCGCAAAGAGATAGACCACGCAGCTATTCATAGAAAGTATTATCAAGAAGCAGTAGGTGAATTAACAGGAGAAGGAGGCTTTCTCAATGGTATAACAGGTATTTTCGGAAAAATATCAGACTTTTTTGAACCAGAAGACGCAGTTAACTTAGACAAGATAATTAATACAGTTTAT